TTCAATCAATCACTACAAACAGCACTACTGGCGCTGTTACTGTTGACGCAACATTTGGTGCCGCTAGCAGTGTTGACAGCTTAACAATCGCATCTTTCGCTAAACTAACCCCCATTCTGACAACCGCTTTGCCTACCGCTGCCGCTGGCAATGCTGGCCAAGTTCGCTTGATTAGCGACAATGGTGCAGGTAACAACGAATACTGCCTTGTAATCTCTACTGGCTCTGCTTGGGTTACCGCTATCGGCGCTGCTCTGAGCTAATCAACCCGTGGGGCTTCGGCCCCGTTTTTAAAGGAGCTTGATTATGACAATGCAAACCGACGTAAAGTCCTCGCACATCGAAGCTACTGGCACGATGGAGTCTGGACGCACACGTGTTAAAGGCTACCAATGCCTGTCTGGCGGTACTGCTGGCGATATTATTTTCCGTGACGGCGGTGCTTCTGGCACTATCCGCTTGCAGTTCAATATCCCTGCAAACACCAACAATCCGTTTTCGAACTTGATTCCCGGCGAGGGCATCTTGTTTTATACCGATGTGCACGTAACAGTGCCGACCGGCGCTAAAGTGACGGTGTTTTATGGCTAAGTCACCAGCATGGCAACGCAAAGAGGGGAAGTCCGAGAAGGGCGGCTTGAACGCCAAGGGACGGGCCTCGTACAACAAGGCAAACCCCGGCAAGCCGGGCTTGAAGCGTCCTCAACCAGAGGGCGGCAAACGCCGCGACTCTTTTTGCGCCCGTATGGAAGGCATGAAGAAGAAGCTGACCGGAGAGAAGGCCAAGAAAGACCCGAACTCCAGAATCAACAAAAGCCTTCGGGCTTGGAATTGCTGATATGACTCAACACGACACAGCTAAAGCAGTTGCAGATGGCGCAGCAGTCTTAACAACTGTTGGCGTTATGGCGACGTGGTTGCCGCCTTTGGCGTCTCTGTTCACTATCATCTACCTTGGTCTTCGTATCTGGGAGTCTGAGACCGTGCGTGAGATGACCAATCGTACAAAGGCATCAAATGCCGTCGACGAGTAAAAAGCAACACAACTTCATGGCGGCGATAGCGCACAGTCCTGCGTTTGCCAAGAAGGTGGGAGTTCCGCAAAGCGTTGGGAAAGATTTCAACGAAGCGGACAAGGGTAAGAAGTTTGGCTCTGGCGGGAAAACCCGTCCAGATATTCAGAAGGCAAACCGAGCTAAAACCGATCACGGAAAAATGGCTCTTTTTAAAGAAGGTGGATCTATCATGGCTACACGTAAAAACAACGGCATCACTACTGCCAAAATGGGTTCAGTGCGTACAGCGGCTCCTAGCCGTGACGGTATTGCTTCTAAAGGCAAGACCAAAGGCACTATGGTCTCTATGAAGGGCAGCACCCCCTTGGGTATGAAAAAGGGCGGCATGACCAAGAAGATGAACATGGGCGGCAAGGCCTGCTAAATCATGATGGCCAGCCGTGGGATGGGGGATATTGCCCCCTCTAAAATGCCCAAGGGCGTTAAGAAAGCCCGACGGGACGATACTGACTTCACCCAATACAAAGAGGGTGGGAAGGTTAACGCCGCAGGCAATTACACGAAGCCCGGTCTTCGCAAGAAGATTGTGTCTCAAGTAAAAGCCGCGGCCACCCACGGCACCGGCGCAGGTCAATGGTCTGCCCGTAAAGCTCAGCTAGTTGCCAAGAAGTACAAGGCGGCTGGCGGGGGTTACCGAGATTGAAAGCACCTCAGAAATCATTGAAGGACTGGGGCGACCAGAAATGGAGAACCAAAAGTGGTAAAAAATCTTCTGACACGGGTGAGCGATACCTTCCTAGTGCTGCGATTAAAAGTCTCAGTTCTGCTGAGTACGCTGCGACAACGCGTGCGAAAAGAGCCGGAAAAAAAGCCGGAAAACAATTCGTAGCGCAACCTAAAACGATTGCAAAGAAAACGGCAGGATTTAGATGACCACTTCAGGACTTACCTCGTTTAACCTTGACCTCAGCGACATGGTTGAGGAGGCTTTTGAACGGGCGGGTTCTGAACTCCGCACGGGCTATGACTTGCGCACGGCTCGTCGGTCTTTGAATCTGTTGTTTGCTGACTGGGCAAATCGCGGCGTGAACATGTGGACGTTTGAGCAAAACACCATCACGCTGGTTGCTGGACAGCCAACATACGCGCTACCGGACGATACAGTTGATTTGCTTGACCATGTGATCCGCACAAACGCAAACGTGGCCAACAACCAAGCTGATCTGACAATCACGCGTATTAGTGTTTCTACTTATGCGACGATCCCCAACAAACTGATCCAAGGCCGTCCGATTCAGGTCTGGGTGCAGCGTTTGACTGGCGGGGCAAACTTGCTTGCTGGAACAGTGCAGGCAACAATTAACGCAACGGCTACAACCATCCCAGTCACATCGCTTGTGGGTATCCCCACTGCGGGCTTTATCCAGATTGGCTCAGAGCTAATTGGGTACAACGAGACAACCCCAGCAGACGGCGCTACGCCTGCGTACTTGCTCAACTGCACGCGTGGACAAGACGGCACGACTGCGGCTAGCCACACAACTGGCGCGGCTATGAGCTTGGTTCAAAAGAACAGCATCACTGTGTGGCCAACCCCAAATGCGGGAACTACGTATCAGTTCGTCTACTGGCGCATGCGTCGTATTCAAGACGCTGGTGGCGGCACTAAGACTATGGATGTTCCGTTCCGTTTTGTGCCCTGCTTGGCCGCAGGTCTGGCTTACTACATTGCGCTCAAAGTGCCCGAGGGTTTACAGCGCCTTGATGTTTTGAAGCAACAATATGACGAAGCTTGGGACAGAGCCGCAGGCGAAGACCAAGAAAAGGCTGCGGTACGCTTTGTACCGCGCCAGCAGTACATTGGAAGCGGCACGTAAATGGGAAATCGGTTTTCGTCTGGCAAGAACGCCATTGCGGAATGTGACCGCTGTGGGTTTCGTTTTAAGCTGCACGAATTACGTAAAGAAATTATCAAAACTAAGAACTACAATCTCTTGGTTTGTAAGACATGTTGGGACCCTGACCAGCCGCAGTTGCAGTTGGGCATGTATCCGGTGGATGACCCGCAAGGCGTGCGTGATCCGCGTCCTGATTTGAGCTACTATCAGTCTGGTAACACAGGCTTGCAGATTGTTCTGACAAACAGTTCGGGCAAAGATGCGGCAGGTCTACCGTCTGAAGGTAGCAGGGTTTTTCAGTGGGGCTGGAATCCTGTTGGGGGAGCCAGATTTTTTGACACTGCTTTAACGCCAAATGACTTGGCAATGGCAGCACAAGTTGGTACAGTAACGATACAGATAGGAGTCTGACATGGACAAGAAAGATTTAGCTCAAGACAAGAAGATGATTAAATCTGCTGTGGGTAAGCATGAGAAAAATATGCACCCCGGCAAAACACCCACCAAGCTCAAAGCTGGCGGCAAAACTAACAGCGACATGCTCAAGTATGGCCGCAATATGGCCAAGGTCATGAACCAGCGCTCTGTTGGTCGTGGAGGCTAAGATGGCTACATACAAGCAACCAAAGAAAGAACCAACCGTTGTTGTTGGTCAGATGCCTGTTAAAGAAGCTTTGAAAGCCAACATGTCTATTGCCAATCAGCGTAGCAACCCCTACGACGGCGTTAAGACTTCTGGTATCAAGATTCGCGGTACTGGATGCGCTACTAAAGGCACAATGGCCAGAGGTCCGATGGCATGAACTATACGCAACTCAGCAACGCTATTCAGGCGTATACGGAGAACACTGAAGCAAATTTTATTGCTCAGATACCCGTGTTCGTTCAGCAAGCTGAGCAACGTATTTACAACACGGTTCAGTTTCCATCGCTTCGCAAAAATATGACTGGCGAGGTGTCCACAACGACACCATACTTGTCCGCGCCAACTGACTACTTGGCTACGTATTCCTTGGCAGTCATTGATGCTGACGGCAATTACGAGTATTTGTTAAACAAAGACGTTAACTTTATTCGTCAGGCATACCCCAGCGCCAGCGATATTGGTTTGCCTAGGTACTATGCCTTGTTTGGCCCAACGGTATCAGCTTCTGCAATCTCTAACGAGTTGTCTTTTATTCTTGGCCCCAAGCCAGATGCAAACTACCAAGTTGAGTTGCACTTTTACTACTACCCAGCGTCCATCACAACTGTGCCAAGTGGCCAGACATGGCTGGGCGATAACTTTGACTCAGTGCTGTTGTACGGTTCTTTGGTTGAGGCTTACACCTACATGAAGGGTGAAGCGGACATGTTGCAGTTGTACAACACCAAGTATCAAGAAGCACTGATGTTGGCTAAACGTTTGGGTGATGGAATGGAGCGCCAAGACGCGTACCGATCTGGCCAGTACCGTCAGAAAGTGATGTGACATGTCCATCCAACAAACAACCACCACCAGTTTTAGAGTTGAACTGCTTCAGGCAGTACACAACTTTGGCCCCACAACGCCTAACACTTTTAAAATTGCGCTGTACACAGGCGCGGCTAACATTGGCGCAACAACCACTGCGTACACAACAAGCGGTGAAGTAGTGGGCACGGGCTACGTTGCTGGTGGTAATACGTTGGTAATTTCAACACCCCCAACTGCAAGCAATAATACGGCTTTTGTACCGACGGCGTACATTTCGTTCAGCAACACGAGCTGGGCGAGCGCATCGTTTACATGCCGTGGGGCTTTGATTTATAACGCAACGCAAGGCAACAAGTCTGTTGCCGTGTTGGACTTTGGTGCAGACAAAACTGTAACCAATGACACGTTTCAGATCATCTTCCCAACTTCTGATGCTAACAGCGCCATCGTGCGCATCTCTTAAGGACTTATATGACTAAAGAACTCTCAAGCTTCGGCGACCACGCAGAAATCAGCATGCAATCTAATGTTGCTGGCTCTGAGACTGTTGGCATTGAAGGCGTCTACCACGTAGTTTGCCGTGATGCTGAAGGCAACATCAAGTGGGAAGAGCAGTTCCCCAACTTGGTGAATGCTGTTGGTAAAGAGCTGATGTTGGACACCTTGTTGTCTGGCACTTCTTACACTACCGTTGGCCCATTCCTTGGTTTGATCTCAGGTGCTAGCCCCACATTTGCAGCGTCTGACACTATGGTTACACACGCTGGTTGGACTGAGTTTATCAACTACACAGTTGGCGGCTCTGCGGTTCGCGGTACGGCTGTGTTTACATCAGCTACTTCTACCGGTACAACTCCAGCTAACGTGACAACCAAGGCTGCTGCAGCTATCACCTACACCATCACCGGTGCGGGCGGTACAGTGGGCGGCTGCTTCTTGGTGACAGGTTCTGGCGCGGCTTCTACGCTGTCCAACACAGGTGGTACGTTGTATAGCGCTGGCGCATTTGCTACTGCTAAAATCACAACAGCTGGCGATACAGTTTCTGTAACTTACAGCACCACCGCAACGAGCTAATAAGGAGTCGTTTAAATGGCTCTTGTACTTGCAGATCGCGTTCAAGAGAACACGACAACGACCGGCACTGGCACGCTAACGCTTGACGGTGCTGTATTCGGCTTTCAGACATTTGCTGTAGTCGGTAACGGCAATACTTGCTACTACACCATCGTTGACGGTGGCGCGTGGGAGGTGGGTATTGGTACGTACTCAACTACGGGTCCAAGTCTTGTACGTACTACGGTGCTGTCCAACTCCAACGGCAACACATCGCCAATCACATTGGCGGTTGGAACTAAGAACGTATTCCTGACATACCCCGCAGAGAAATCTGTCAATGTGGATGGCGGGTCTACAGTCAATTTGCCCGGCGCATTGGTGTTAAACGGCACGATCAACTCCAACTCAAATGCGTTTGTTGGTGGCAACCTAGGCGGCAATCAGTTTCTTCCAAGCAATGGTAGCGGTGCGCAGGTCAATAGCTTGCGTGATGGTTTTGTAACCGTCAACGTTGGTACAGGCGGAACAATTTCAAAGACCTCTACGTTTGACATCAACGGTAACTTGCTGACCAACAGTGTTACGCAGGCTATTGAAATCACGACCGCATCAGGCACGTTAAAGTCGCTGACAGCTTCTTCCCCACACTTTCAAGTTTTGACGGGCACGGGCGTACAGACTATTAGGTTGCCAGATGCAACATCTTTAACAACTGGCTCTACGTGGACTTTTGACAACAACTCAACCGGCGGATTGACTGTTGCTGACTTTGCGGGCACGACGCTTGAAGTTGTGCCGCCCGGTGGTTACTCTACTGTGTTTCTACAGACAAACGCCACGGTAGCTGGCACATGGGGGCGTTATGGAATGCTGCCTGCTGAAGTTAACTGGGGCACAAACAGCCTTGACTTGGGCGGTAGCACAATCGTTACCAATGGCACTTGGCAGGGCAGTGCAGTACAACCACCTTATGGTGGTACAGGTCTAACCACATTCTCTGCGGCCAACAACGCGCTGTACTCTACTGGGGCTTCCACACTGACTGCGGGCACATTGCCAATTGCAGCGGGCGGTACAGGCAACACAACAGCCTCCGGTGCTATCAATGCTTTGATTCCAAGCCAGACCAGCAACGCGGGTAAGTATTTAACAACCAACGGCACAAGCGTGTCATGGGACTATGTGAGCACGGCTCTGGTTCCAATCACGCAGAATGCTGATAACGTAACAGTCAACCAAACGATTGCCGCTGGCGCTAATGGATTCTCTGTCGGACCCATGACTATTCAAAGTGGTGTGACGGTGACTGTGGCGAGCGGTCAGCGCTGGGTCGTCATCTAAGGAATAAAAATGAGTAGCATAGCCGCCGGAACAACTACCACGACTGGGTACGTCGTCACATCAGACTCTACTGGAGCGCTGGTGCTTAAGACTGGCGCGTCTGCTACGACTGCGGTGACTATTGATACAAGTCAGAACGTTGGGATTGGTACAAGTAGTCCTAGCCAACGATTGGCTTTGCAAGGCAGCTCCACAACATACGCTTTAGCCGAAACAACAGGAACAGGGACAAGTTCTGGTTTCCGAATGAAGGCTGGCGCATCTGCTGACTACACATTATTTACGACCCAAGGCGTAAATCAGTTTGCTATCTATGACAACGCTGCGGGATCGGAGCGTTTAACGCTTTCTTCCTCAGGCAATCTAGGTATTGGTACAACTAGTCCTGCTACAAAACTTGATGTTGCTGCTACAGAAGCAACGATTCGTGTCACTTCAACAACTGGGACAAATTTAACTGATGTTCGTGTTGTAAACACGGGTGGCACTCTTTACTCTGGTATTGAGCGATCAGCAGGTGGCGCACTTGGCCCAACTGGTGCTTACGAAGCGTTTTTATTATATGGCGCTGATAGACCCATGTACATCGGTACTGGTAATTCATATCTGCGTTTTGGCACAAATGCCACAGAGCGTATGCGCATCGACTCCTCAGGCAATCTAGGCTTGGGAGTTACTCCTGATGCGCTTAGTTTTCCATTCACAAGTAGTTCATTACAGTTTGCAGGTGGAAACTCAATATATCCGTGGAGTGGTGCGGGTATGTATTTTCAATCAAACGCTTATTACAACTCAAGCTGGAAATACAAGACTACAAATCCTGCAGGGCAAATGGTTCTTAGTATTGATGGAAGTTTTGTATGGAATAGAGCAGCATCAGGCACAGCAGGAAACACCATTACCTTTACTCAGGCAATGACTCTGGATGCTAGTGGTAATTTAGGGTTGGGGACTACTTCTTTGAACCTGAGTGGAGGTGCTTCTGGCTCCCAAATAATGACCATTTCTGCATCGTCTTCTGGTCGTAATGGTATTCTTGAACTGAATGGCACACGCACGACATCGGGCGATTATGTTGGCTATGTGCGATTCTTTAACAACGGGGCTGCTACTCCGTTGGCAGACATTCAGGCTATTCGTGGTTCGTCAGATACAACGGGTGTGCTTGCTTTTGCAACAGGCAACACAGAACGTGCCCGTATAGACTCAAGCGGTAATTTTGGTGTTGGGACTACAAACATAAATTACAAAGCAGTAATTTACAACGCAACAACAGATACCGATGTTTTAACACTTTCTAACAATCAAATTAACAGCGACGCCCAGCAGCATTATGTTGGCTTAAATTTGCAAGACAACAATGGCAGTATTAGCGGCGCTGGAAACGCAAGCGCTATTCGGTCGTACAGCAACCTGTATGCTACTTGGGGCAGTTCGCTAACATTCTGGACTACCGGAGGCGCTGGAAACGGGATGTTTGAACGTGCCCGTATAGACTCAAGCGGTAACTTGCTGATGGGGGCTACCTCGTCTTTTACGACGTATGCGTCTATTCAAGTTACCGGGGACAATAAAGGTGTGGGCATTCGTGATACCACAGACGGTTCATACCGGGCTATCTATAACCAAAGCGGTACTTTGTATTTTTGGAATGGTTCAAACGAAGGATATTTAAGTACAGCAGGTGCTTGGGTCAACGCATCAGATGCGCGACTAAAAACAAATGTGCGTGATGTTGAATACGGTCTTTCCGCTGTCATGCAATCAAAACCAAGATCATTCGAGCGGGTTGACATTGATGGTTCTTATGTTGGTTTTGTAGCGCAAGAGTTGCAAGAACTGATTCCAGAAGTAGTGTCAGGTAGACCGGAAAAACAACTTGGCGTTGACTACGGCTCTTTAGTTGCGGTTGCATTCAAAGCCATCCAAGAACAACAAGCCCTAATTGAAACATTGACACAGCGCATCACTGCGTTGGAAGGAAGATAAACCATGCCTATCACGCTCAATGGCGATACTGGGATTACAACGCCCGGCCTGATTAACACGGGCAGTACCACTCTCATCAACTTAACAACCACAGGCAACACCATTCTGGGCGACCAGAGCACAGACACGTTGAACGTGGCCAATGGCAATTTGGTTTTGAACTCAAGTGGTAACTTGGGTTTGGGCATAAGTAGTCCTACTCAGCGACTCCATGTGGTTGCAGCTGGTGGGTATAACGCAACATTTAGCGAAAACAGCGCCAACAATGTTCGTTTGCAGCTCTATGTTGATGCCAACGAAACAGCATTGGTAAGCGGCTACAACACAACTCCCAAGCCAATGACCTTCTACACAGGTGGAAGTTTAAGAGCAACCTTAGACACTTCAGGCAATCTAGGCTTGGGTGTGACTCCTAGTGCTTGGAGTGGCATGAGGGCGCTTCAGTTAGGTGATGGCACATTTGCAATGTCTGCTGATGGGGCAGGTGCAGGTGATGGTTCTCTTACATGGAACGGCTATTACAACGGCACAAATTGGATTTATGGCTACACAGGTGGTGGCTCTAGTAGGTATCGCCAGAATGAATCAGGTCACGCTTGGTTTTATGCCCCATCAGGCACAGCCGGTAACGCTATTAGCTTCACCCAAGCAATGACGTTAAACTCAAGCGGCAACTTGGGTATTGGTACTACAAGCCCTGCGGCTAGACTAGATGTTTCTGGTGGCTCAATTCGTGTAAACGAAGATGGTGTCGGCACTAAAATCATAACTATCCGTTCTGATTTCGCTGGTGTTGATCCTGCAATTAATGTGACTACTAGCAATTCTTTATTGCTAATGACCTCTAATACAGAACGTGCCCGTATAACCTCAGGCGGCAACTTTCTGGTGGGAACTACAGGAAATGGTTCTCCCGGTTTTGGCGTTGCAAACAGCACCAACATTTCTTTCCCGGAGTCAACTGATAACACCAGTCTTGCCACTATGTTCCGTCAGGCAGGCAGTGGCGATTTAGTGCTTGGTAGTGGCGTTCGTTACAGCAGCACCTCAAACGGGTTTGCA